TTACCTTTACCAGTTAAAGTCAAATCTTCACTACCTGTACTAATTGTCAATGTTCCTGTGCCCTCTATCAAATGGTAGCACTCAATTAAACTTACTTTTGACTTATCTGTTCCTCCAGTAAGTTCTTCAGCATCAACTAACCATTTTCCAAGATTAGTTTCACTTCCAATACCTGTAGACTTAACAATATACTTGGAAGTAGTGTCTACAACCTCTGTATTTTCCATAAGAAATTAAGCAGTAAAGCTTTCGTCTTTTCTTAACTCAATTAATACATAACCAGAAACACCATAAGCGTTTAACTTTAGGTCTCCTGATGTCGCACCAGTATTTGTTGCATTGTTCTCAATCTTACCAGCAGTACCATCATAGTGTCCTGTACCTGCAAGATTGATTGCCAATGTATCAGCAGATGCACCTACAAATTCAACAGACGCCCAACCAGTGTTGTCGTCAGCAGTACCTTGTACTAATCCCCACCATATTCTCGTTATATCTAATTTTGCACCATTAGCGTGTCCCGCCAACGCACTTGCGTCCAATATAACAGAGTCCGCCGTAGTGTTGTCGTTCATGTTTGCTATAACAGTAACTTTACCACCAGCAGCACCACTACCTGAAGCAATTTTTGTATCTTTGAGTGTTCTTGTTGCAATAGCCATTTTTTATTCCTTTATTTAATTAATTCGTTGTCAAAATAATCTTCAATATCATAAGTACTAACTCCGTGCTTTCTTGATACTGCCCTAATTATACCTTCAATCTTTGACACAATAGGATCCGCTGCCTTATTAACCATAGAATAAACATCATTAATTGCAGCCCTCATCTTTGGAGATAATTTCTCAAACTCCGCAGTACCTTGAGGTCCGATATACCTGCGCTCATTCAGTTGTCTTGTAAACTTCTTAAACGACAGGTCGCTCATTTATTCTTCCTCTACTGATTCGTCATCAATTTCAAAAGGTTCCGCTACTTCAGGTGGTTCAGTACCAGTAAAGTCAACATCATTCGGTTGACCTTCTAAATCTACTGTTCCGTCTGGAGCAACACCACCAGCATCATCTAAACCAGCAGCATCTTGTACTGCCTCTAATTCATCACCAGCATTTAACCAATCATTAGCTACAGTCTGCCTTCTAGCATCTAACGCATCACCAATTTTATCAGTCAATGCACTCTTAAACGCATTTTGAGCGGCAACATTATCTCCACTCGCCAAAGAATCAACCATACTTGCTACATTTTCATTTGACATAATTATTCATCTCCTATATTTATATCGGAATCATCAAAGCTCTCATCATCTCCAAAATCTTGTGATGCGATAATTCCTTGTTTAATTTCGCCAGCAATCTGACTATCAATTTCAAGTATATCTTCATCTGTTTGTTGTAAGATATTTTTTCTTACATATTCAACAGAATAGTATTTACCAACATACGGACTAATTTCTTGTGCAAGACCGATTCTTTCTCTCAATATTTCAGCATTCTTTAATTCTGCAAAATATCCGTCTTTCAAGAAAGTATATTGTATATGTTCTTTTATCTTAACCCAATCTTCAATTGTAATAATACCCTTTAAGACCAATTGTGTCTTGAGTATATCATTAAAGACTTGACTAAATCTCTTTCTTAATCTCTGAACGAATTTAGTAAACTTCAATTCGTCCCTTGTAATCTCTGCGGCTCTTCCCATATTGAAACCATTTTCTGATTCCATTCTTGAGATTGGCACATTCAAAGATTGATATAATTTCTTTTGAAAATATTGTACATCTGAAATCTCACCAAGATTTTGACCACCTTGAAGTGTAGAAACTTCTGTGCCTTTTGCACCTTCTCTACGAGGTAACCAGAAATCTTCAAGCATTGACATATGTTTTCTGTCATCTCTAATCTCACCTGTTGAAGCGTCATAGACAAGTTTATTTCTATATCTTGCCATAACATCTCTAAGGTATTGTTCTGCTTTTACTTTTGGTAAGTTACCAACATCAACATAGAATATTCTTCTTTCAGGTGCTCTTACTATTCTGTAAATAACAACAGCATCTTCAATCATTCTTAGTTGATTGACAGGTTTAATTGCTTTATGTAAATGACCCATAACCATGTTTCTGGTTTGGTCAACAACACCGGATGTTACATAAGTTATCGAATCGGGAGCAATTTTAAGACCAGCATTTGAATTTGCAGCTGATATTCCTTTTTCATTATAAACAAACCACTCTGCCGTGATTTCTGTCATCTCAAGGCCTAGAGATTTTGGGTCTCGCTTATTACTAAGCTCACGAACTTTTTTAATTTTTCGTGGGTCGATATATCTTATTTCCGTCAGTCCTTTTCGTGGACTGTTCGGGTCGATAACTTTATGAAAATAGATTCTTCCATCCACATACCAGCGTCTAAAAATATCGTGACCTTTTTCGTCAAAGTTAAGCAAACGCAAAACTTCGTCAAATTCATCACGAACTTTTGTTTTAATATTATCTGATATTGCTAGTTTATCTAGTGATACGGATACCGAAGCATCTCTTTCATCCGAAACAATGACTTCATTGATGATATCTTCAACCGCCATATCACACTCTGGGTGTTGAGCGATTTCACGATATCTTTTAATTAAATCAATATCGTTCTTGGCATTGACTTCCATATCCAAGTATTGGCCAAAATAACCGCCAGCAGATATAGTAGTAGTACCGTCATCAGGAGAAGCAACAGTAAACGCTTGTTTCGCATCTACTGGCTTCTCTGAATCTTTGTTTCTCGTTATTTGGAATCCAAGTAGATTTGCCATATTATATTTTTCCTTATAACTTAGTTAAAATTATGTAGTTGTATCTGTTTCAAAGTATTGATATACAAACGAACAATCGAATGTTTCAACAGAATCGTTATCAGTAGCAGACAAAGTAATGCTATCTAATGAAGTTGGAAATGCGCCTCTTAAAATATAAGTTTTTAGAGTTGCACCGTTTCTGTCTAGATGTTGTACTATGATATCAGTTTGATAATTGCCAGGATTTGTTAACCCTTCATTATCAGTCATGTTATTCATAGCGTTCATCCATCTTTCAAATGCACGATATATTTTGAAGTTTGTGTCATTCAATACAGTAACAGACCATGGACTAAATGTTCTATCGCCCACTAGGTTCAATACACGACCTCTGAATGGTACAGCAACAGTTCCTAAACTTTGTCCAGGAATTGAAGTTGCAGTACAGAGATACGATAAGTCAGATGTTTCTCCACCAACTTCAGCATAACCAGGAAAGGACATAGTTACCTTAAACTGATTCGCTCTTGCACCGCCGCCTTGTAGTCGAGATTTAAATTCATTAATGTTTGGCATTATTCTTTCTCCTCTCTATTAAGCGCCAGCTACTTCTGAAAAGGCAACGCCTGTTCTAGTAGCGACAAAGTTAAGTTGAATAAAGTTAATAGACCGATTAGGTTTGACAAAAATGTCCGCCCTAAATTCGTTTCTGTCTATAACATCCGCTGTATTATTTGAACCATCACAAACTACTGCAAAGTCAGTAATACCTCTACGACCTTGTACATCTCTCAAAAACGGTTCTACTAGATTTCTAAAGTTCGCCCTAGTGAATTCATCATTGAATTCAAATAGTTGGAATTTAGCAGCCGTAGAAACTGTTTTCTCAAGAACAATGAACAATCTGCGAACATTGATTCTATCAAACGCACTTGGTTTAGATTGAGCAGTCTTATCGCCGAACAACACAGTTCCCTGTCCAGGGAAAGCAACAACTGGATTTACTCTAGCTTTGTAAAGTTCATCTCGTTGTAGTTGTGTTGGGTTATAGGCAAGTTTTACTGCGCCTCTAATTTGTCCACGATTGAAACCGCCTGGTGAAAACCATGGGTCTGCAATACTATCTGTTCTTGCACAAAGACCGGCAGTATCTCCGTTAAGAGGTACCCAACGGTATACATCATTGTATTTGTCAAACATATACTTGTAACCACTATCAATTACTGCATAACTTGTTGATGGAAGACCATCAGCAAATCCTACAACATTTTGAGTTTGTGTAACTGTATTTGTAACACCGACAACATCTGCGTTAGCAGGTGAAATGAATGCCACACAATCTTTTCTTGCAGTTGCGATATCCATAACATAAGTTGCTTTTGTGTCGCCTGTGGCGTCAGCAGCTGTGTTTGATGGTCCACAAAGTAGTAATGCTAAATCAACAGTTTCAGCGTCTGCAAAGAAATCATATCCAGTCGCAAATTCAGCGTTAGTGATTGTATAATCATCCGTGCCACTAGCAAGTGAGTAAGAAAATGCTGAATGTGAAGCAGCGCCTGCTTGGTCAAATGTTTGACCTTTCTTAGCACTACCTGCATTAGCAAGTGTAGTTTCATGGTCCATAACATACACATACGCCGATTGGTTGTAAATTACATCAGCATAGTAGTTGCTTGCACCAGAAGATGTCTTAGCATCAGATGCTTGTGATACTCCTTCAAATGTTTCTAAAATGTGTCCTGCAGTTCCTGTGATTCCGCCATCTTCATCAACCACCGCAATATGCATCTCGTCTAATGAACCACTAGCAGCAAGTACATCATCTGTAGTTGTTGGTGCATTAGCAAAGTTAAAGTAATATTCCCAATGCCTTAGATATTTAGCATTATCAACAACAGCGTGTCTTAATCCACCCGTTTCTGTTTTACCAGTTGAGGGATTAAATCTTGCGATTGTTAATACATTGGTAGCTATTGCTGTTACTTTATAAAAATGTCCTGAAGGTGCGCCGTCAGTTGAAGGTACATTACTTGCATCTCCAAATTCTAAAATGTCACCAACTTGATTTAAACTACCATCATCAACCGTTACAGTTGTATCTCCGATAGCCGCAGAACTGTCATTAACTAGATTGCCACTCATTGAATGTGGTCCAAAAGCAGTAGAGTTTGAACACACAGCAACTTTAAGATTGTTTCCTAAAGTTCCTGGTTCTCTAGCAGCAAATGCACCAACATTAGCAGCAAAACTAGCAGCATGACCATAATTATCAGTATAATCAGTAGTATTCTTTATTATGATAGCAGTACCAGATACGCAAGCATTTACCATGCCTGTAACCGGTCTTACTACCTTCAGGTTGTTTCCATATCCTAAAAAGTTAGCAGCAGTAAACCATTGTTCAAAGTTAGAAGCATTTGGTTTTCCAAACACATCTACCAATTGTTTTTCGGATGAAATAGAAGTTATTTCACCGATTGGTCCCTTTTCTGCAACCAATACTATTCCGCCGCTCGATGTAGATACAGCAGGAACAACATTTGTTAAATCCTTTTCAGTTACGGAGACTCCTGGTGATACTTGAAAAGCCATATTTAGTTCTCCTTAAATAAAAATTATTATTTTCAACCCTTTGACAATATTTATAACTTTTGAAAACACTAGTTTTCGCCTCTGCGATAGGTTACGGGCTGCCAGAGTACGCCAGCGTCATCATAAAATGAACTATTGCGACCTTCAGGGTCATCAAGTCCGTTATCTATAAACCCAAATGGTGCCATATCCGATTCAATCGCATTTTGTTGCTCAGAAAATAATTGTCCACGCACATCAACATCTGTTAATTCTTTAAAATATCGTTGATTTGATAACCACGCAAATATCACCAAACACATAACCAAGTCATCTGAAGCACCTGATTCTGCCTGAAATGATTTTCCTTTCGCAATAAAAGTAGACAATTCGGCAATAATCTCAAAGTCATTGATAATCAATTGGTCTCCCTCAATTAAACTTTTCAAGTTAGAAGTTCCGATTTTTTTCGTACCTTTCGTCATTCTCAAACCCAATTGATTACCTCGACCACTAAATCCTCCACCTAATACTTGTCCTGAACGGCCTCGTTGTGTAACCATCATCATATTATCATACTCTAACTCAAATTGCATACTATCTGCAACTTGTTGCCCCAAATCGTTTATTTCAATCAAAACATATGCTGTGTTATAATGTTTTGCGACTCTTTCTATAATACTTGGAAAAACGATTGGTTTAATATCGTTATCTCTGAATTTAGCAACTATCTTATATGGCGCTTGCGTTACATCTACAACAACAAACGCCGAATAGTCATTAGAAAGTCCTCTCGAAACATCAACTGTTACTGTATAAGTGTGGTCTTTTTTTGGTAACTCATATACATCTAATCCGCCACTTCGTTTTGGGTTAATAACAGCCATTGTTTTAATTTTACTTGCATTGATAAGAGTATCCATACTACCAAGGAACTCACATTCAAACTCAGTCTGAAATTGTGCTTCCGATGTATTTCGTATTGTTTGTTCTTTCCACTTTTCATCTCGACCAGGAACTTCTGACCAATGAACTTCGATTGGCACATAATCGTTTCGTTTGTTCTCTGCATCAACCCACAGCTTATAAAACATATTCATTCCGTGTGGAGTAGAAACTATCATCACTTTAGATGATTTACCAGATGAAATTGTAGGATAAACAGAACTAAAGAATTCTTCTGCGATATTATTAGGAACATAGGCGAACTCGTCAAGGAATATGATATTAAAGGTACTACCACGAACAGCACTAGAAGATGTACTCGCCGCTACGATTTTACTTCCGTTTTCTAATTCGATAGAACCTTTATTCCAGTTGAGAACGCCTTGTTGTAACCATTTAGGCATATGCTCGTAAGCCAATTGCAATCGTCCTAGCAAATCTCTCGCAGTTGAGGATTTGTTTGCCAGGATTGCAACATTTACATTATCGTTAAATAAAACATAATGTAAGAGGTAGGAAACAATGATAGTTGACTTTCCACTCTGCCTCGGTAGTTTGCAAATCGTAAAACGATTATCGTGGAAAGTTTCAACCATTGTCCGCTGAAAATCATACATCTTAAAAGGCACAAGACCTTTATCGATTGTAACAATTTTCAAATAAGTTGAAATGAAATATTTTGGGTCATCTAAACATTTGATGACCTCTTCAATCTGTTTTTTTGTAAACCTAGTTTTAGTATGACCCTTTTTTAAATTAGGGTTTCCTAAATATTGCTCTTTATTACTCATTATTTTTTTATTGCCCTAGTTATTAAAAGTACAGCAGAATACATAATCAGTCCATAGATTGAAACAAAAATCAATTCTGGAATATACTGAAATATATTATAAGTTAAATCTATTACCGCTTCGACATCGCCCATTTCAGCGCCAGCGCCATCATCAGCAAAATCTATATCATCACCTACGACAATAGTTTTTGTAAAATCTCCTCCGATATCACCAACATTTTGTTGTATATCTAAAGTATTATCATCATCCATTTTGTTTTTTATCTTTTAATAATTTTTGTAATTCTGTCGTTGAACCGACAAACAATGCGTTAGTAACACTTTTTGGTCCTTTGTCAGGCACATCTTTGATTTTCTTCAATTTCTCTTGTAATTCAAGTAAATCTTTTGAAACATCTGCAACTGTCTTTATTAGTTGTCCTGCGACTTCATATGCCCTAGGATGTTCTCCTTCTTTCGCTAGTGCTAATATGCCGTCTATTGCATCATTGCCCTTATCTAACAGTTTATAGAGATTTTCTCTACCTGTTTCAAAATCAACATCTGGATCCTTGTCTTGTGGTACGACTAATTCTGTGGGTTCTTCTGGAGTTGTTGCAGGCAAAACATCAGCTGCAATATTCAAAACTTCATTTAGTTTGTCATCAATATTACTCATAATTTTTTATATAATTAATCAGACATCATTGCCTGTTTCTTCGTCATAGTTTAAAGTATCATCAAAAAAATCTAATGTTGTAGTGTATGTATAAGTATCGTCTTTATCAGCCGATGTTGGATTTGGTTGTACAGTAACTCTTTCTTTTCTTGAAGGACCTTGGTCAGATGTGTTGTCATACAAATCAGCCGATACTTTCTTAATTATGGCAGATGTACTGATTGGTCCATATAGATATATCTTTGCTGTAAAACTTAAACTATATGTTATTCTTCTTGTATCTGTTAAACTTCCAGCATAACTATCTTCATAATTAACATTTTCTAATATAAACGGTATATCTCTTTTTGTATCCATTGTTCTACTTTCCCACATTGTTACTGTATAATCTGGTTGAAAGTATGGAAGTATTTGTTCAATAATCTGCAAACCGTCATCAGAGTTTGCAGTAAAAATATTCAATTCAAAACTCACATCATATGGTACTGGAGAATATTGTGTATTCAATTTTGTAGTGTCTGCATTTGTCGTAACGACACCACGCCTTTGATTCTTGTTCA